ACGGCCACCTGCGCGGCACCATGCCGCCGCTGGTGACGGTGCACCCTGGCAAGGCCGAAGCCGCCAACGCCGCCCGCGAGCGCATCGAGACCGCCACCCAAGCCGCCTGGGCTGCCGGTGAGCAGGAAGGCGAGTGTACCGGCTACCGCGCCGGTTGGCGGTTCGGCCTGCAGCTGGGCATCTTCTACGGCGTTGCGATCGGTGCCGGCTCGGTGCTGGCCGCTGTTGAGTTCTTCAGGTGGTGGCTGTCATGAGCGGCGGCACCTACTACCGCGTGATCCCGAACGGTGAGCGCTGGGCCGTCGCCCACGCCGTGCCGGGCACCGAGAACTGCTTTGCGCTCGACGTCGATTGCCTGACCGAAGCAGCCGCCCAGGCCGAGGCAGCGCGCATGAACGCCTGGCGCGATCGCCGCATGATGACCGAGCGCCAAGAGGCCGCGCTGCAGGGGGCCTGGTGATGACCGGCCCCACAACCATGACCCCGCCGGAAGACGCCGGCCTGGAAGGCAGCCGCGCCGCCTGCGACGTGCTGGTCACCCTGCACCAGCACCCCGAGGGCCTGACGCTGGAGGACCTGGGCAGCCTGCTGGCCCTGGACGCCCGCACGCTGCGCCGCGCCCTGATCGGGCTGAGCGAGCGCCGCCGCATCAAGTCGGTGAGCCGCACGATCGACGCGCGCTGGTTCACATCGCTGCACGCCGCTGCACTGCAGGAGGTGCGCCCATGATCCGCGACCTGAGCAAGGCCGACCCGGTGCTGATCGGGATCATCGGCAAGGCCGGCACCGGCAAGACCGCCGCGGCCGACTACCTGGAGCAGCGGCACGGCTTCGTGCAGGTGGCGTTTGCCGCCGCGCTCAAGACCTCGGTGCTGGAGCCCATGCTCGAGGCGCTGGGCATCGACTACGCGCACCTCTACGAACCCAGCCTCAAGAACGTGCCTCTGCCAGGCTACGAACGCGAGCAGCTGACGGCCCGCAAGCTGATGCAGCTTTTCGGTGATGCCGGCCGGGCCTGCGCGCCCGACTGGTGGGTCGACCAGCTGGCGGCCAGCATCGGCATGGATGCCGAGCACGCCTACACGCCGGTGCATGACCGCATCGTCGTGAGCGACGTTCGCTACCCGAACGAGGCCGCCTGGGTGCAGCGCCACGGCGGCGTGCTGGTGCGCCTGCACCGCGACAGCGCTGAGCCGGTGCGCGCGCACAGCAGCGAGCAGCACACCGACAGCATGTATGCCGACGTCGACCTGCTCAACAACGGACCCACGCTGGTGGGCCTGCAGAGCCTGCTGGACGGCGTGCTGGTGGATCTGCGCATCAAGGAGTTCACAGCATGAAGACCGGACGCAAATCCATCACCAGAGACGCCGTGCAGCGTGCCATCGAGCAGGCTGGCGCCGAAGGGATCACCGGCGAGCAGATGGCCGAGCAGCTGGGCATGGAGATCCGCCGCGTGCACGCCAGCGTGACCAATCTCAGGTCGCTGGGCATCATGCAGGTGGCGTCCCGCCGGTTTGCCGGCCAGACCTCGAGGTACTGGGCCAGCGCCGACCTGATGCCAGCCGATGGCGGCACGCTCACGCAGCGCATCATCCAGTGGCTGATCGCCAACCCAGAAGGCGGCACCGCCGAAGTCGTCGCCCATGGCATCGGCACCAAGGCCAGCATGGTGTCGTCGCTGCTGTCAGGGATCGCCGCCAAGGGCCAGGCCGTGAGCCGGCCAGCACCGCAGGGCAAGGCCGTCAAGCGCCGGCACTACTACGCCGCGCAGCATGCCGCGCTCATGCCCGAGCAGCAGCCGGCCACCGAGAAGACCGTGCGCCTGCTCAACCTGGCGCCGGCTGCGTTTTCCACCTGCGAGGCCGACTACAGCCGCGCCAAGGTGACAATTTGCCCGTCAGGCACCGACACCCGGTTCACCTTCACGCCGCCGCACTCCGGCTGGCGCGGCGCGATCACACGCGACTGGCAAGACCGCCGGCTTCAGGAGCAGCAGCATGGCCGCTGACACCGCCGTCGCAGAGTTGATGGAATGGCACCACGCCGACAAGCTGCCCGACGCCGACATGACCGTGCTGTTGTGGGTCGTGACAGGCACCGAGCAGGACTGGTGCAGCGGCTGGTGGGACGGCGACTGCTGGCGCGACTGCGCGAGCGGTGGCGAGATCGCCGGGCGCGTGACGCACTGGGCTGAGGTCGAGGGGCCTGCAGCATGAGCGCGTTTCTTACCCCGTGGTTTCCGATCGGGGTTCTGCCAGTGCGCGATGGCGTGTACTTGTGCCGCAGGCTGTGGGGCAACAAGATGAGCGATAGCTGGTTTGCCATGCGGTGGGACGTAGGAACCAGCACTTGGTACTCAGCAGGCAGTACCGGCACTGATGAATTCGACGTCATTGGTGGAAGCGGCACCGATTGCACCGCCTACCAGTGGAGAGGCTTGGCTGCAGACCCCAGCCGGGGTGCAGCATGAGCGGCAGCGACTACTCACGCAGCGATGCGGTGCTGGACTACTGCCGCACGCCGCGCACGATGGCCGAGATCCGCAGCCACTTCGAGGGCGACCCGAAGGCAAAGCACAGCGCCTACCAGCTGGTGCGCTCTGGCCGGCTGGTGAACCTCAACGCCGAGGCGGGGAGCCGGTCCAGCGGCCTGTATGTCGTGGCCGACTTGGCGATGCGGGCTGATGTCATGCAGGAGGCGCGGCTCAACTTTGCGGCGATGGCGGCGTTTTGGGGGCGGGCATGAGCCATCACGACAAGTCAGGATCATGGGGCCGCAGCGATTTGATGGCGTTGGCGGCGGTGCGCTACTGCCTGGGCCGTCGCAGCTACATCGTGGGTGACTGCGTGGATTGGCTGCACCACCAGTGGCCGCACATGCAGACGAGCATTCAGGCGTTGATCGCGCGAGATGTTGACGCGGAGTTTGCACGCGACGACATCGCCCGCGCTGAAGGCCACGCATACAACCCGCTTGGCATGGACATGGACCGGCGGCAATGGGAGCGTGCGCGGCTGCTGTGGTCGTCCAACGTCGAAGCTAACCGGCTTTGACGGTACCCCGGCAAAGTCCGGTTGAGCGACCAGTTATGCGTGTGGTTGATAGACGAACGAAAGTAGGCATGAATGAGTTGGCACTATTTGCAGGAGCAGGAGGCGGCATCTTGGGTGGGCACCTGCTTGGATGGCGCACCGTCTGCGCTGTTGAGCTTGATGCCTACGCCCGAAGCGTGCTGCTGGCCCGCCAGCGCGACGGACTGCTGCCGCGCTTCCCAGTGTGGGATGACGTGTGCACATTCGACGGCAGGCCCTGGGCAGGCGCCGTGCGCGTGGTGTCCGGTGGATTCCCATGCCAGGACATCAGCAGCGCCGGACAAGGCGCAGGGCTTGACGGAGAGCGCTCTGGGCTCTGGGTGGAAATGGCCCGGATCATTGGTGAAGTACGACCCGAGTTCGCGTTCGTGGAAAACTCGCCAATGCTCACTTCTCGGGGACTCGACCGAGTTCTCGAAGACTTGGCCACGCTGGGGTTTGATGCGCGATGGGGAGTTCTCGGAGCTGACGACGTGGGCGCCCCCCACCGCCGCGAACGAATCTGGATCGTGGCCCACTCCGAGGCGAACGGATGCCGATCGAGGCGGGCGCGGGGACTTGATTCAAGCCGTGCGTGGGAACACGAACAGCCACTTCAAGCTGTGGCCGACCCCGCATGGCTTCAGCAAGGACGGCAAGAGCAACGGCCCGAGCGGGAACGAACTTGGCCGGGCGGTGAACAGGACATTCCCGACGCCGCTGGCGAGCGATTGGCGCAGCGGCAAGGCCAGCCAGGCGACGCACGACAAGAACTCGCGGCCGTTGAGGGAGCAGGTTGGTGGCAGTCTGAACCCGACGTGGGTCGAGTGGCTCATGGGGTGGTGTCTCGGGTGGACCGACTTAAAGCCCTTGGAAATGGACAAGTTCCACTCGTGGCGGCAACGGCATGGCAAGTGCTTGCCCCGCCGCAACACGCATAACGTTTGAGCTAACCGGACCGGCCAGGCGTGCGCAGTTGTTAAGCGAAGCTAAATACCTGGCCCGCCTGGCTGGGTCCGGTTGAGCGAAGTGTTGGGCGGCTGGTTGAAAACCGAGAAGGACTGAGCATGAGCAAACTACTTGACCGAGCCGAAGCGCTGTACCTGAACACCGGCATGCACTGGCGCGATGCTGAGCGGCTGGCGCTGTCGGAGATTGGCGTTGACGACGCCGCGATTACTGAGCTGGTGGGCGAGTGCACCGCGCTGGGCACCGAGTCGCTGCTGACCGGCGATGAAATCTGCGACTTTGCCCGCGCTGTGCTGGTGCACGGCTCGGCCCTGCAGGTTGCGCTGACTGCCGGCGATCAGGAGGATATGCGGCAACTGCTGCGCATGGCCGAGAAGGTGCGCGCCTGGATGGGCGATGGCTGCAACGTGGACGAGATGCCAAGGCCGGCGATTGCTGCGCTGGCCGAGTTCGCGGGCGGCACTGCAAGCGGCATGCTGAACGCCTCGCCGCGCCAGGCCGTGGAAGTGAGCGAGACGCCCAACGTCAATTCTGCGACACCCCCTGTCCGATAACTCGGCAGCAGGTGTCCATCA